ATTGTTCACATAATGTGGTTTCTCTCTGGCTTTCTTTTTCATAGTTACATATATATTCTACCATATAAAATACAACATGTACATACTTTTTTGTACTAATTGTATTTTTTTATTTACAGCCTTTCCCATATAGGGTATAATATTCTTAGAATAACAAAAACCACTAATTATCGTAAGGTTTCCACTTCTTCCTCCACTCTAAATCCTTTGGTTCTTCGTACTCATATATTGCTTCAATACCTCCATCGAATTCAGCATTATCTAGATTATCAAGGTCATCAGTAAATAATCTATCTAGTATTACATTTATCTCATCATCTGTTAAACTATCCTGTAGATTATTCTTAATAAGATATCTATGATATTGAATTTGAATATCGTCTATAACAGATGCAGAAGCAATAACTCTATCTTTGTGGATTTTTATTATATCGTCGTCTTCAGATAATATCCAAGGGATAAAGATTGAATTTCCTCTACCAGTCACTTTGAGCTCTATTGCGGTAGATATGTAGAAAGATTCACTTTCATTATCATAATGTTTTTCATTAGCTATAATGTTACTTCCATCTGTAAGTCTATAATTAATGAGATTAAAATTGTTAAGATAGTCTCTTAATTCTTTTTTCATAGTGGCACTTCGTGAATTTTGTAAATGAATTTTTCTTTAGAATAAATCTTAACACGTTCTATAGCGTGATTTAAAGTGTAATTCTTCTTCTTTTTCCAAGAAAGATCGTCAGCTAAATCATAGATTGTAGTTCCTTGTCCGTCAGCTGTCTTTCTTAAACCCCGGCCGATTGATTGCAAAACACGAATTTGTGATTTTGTCGGTGAGGCAAACATAATATTGTGGAGGTTAACTATATTTATACCTGTCGAAAAGGTTCCTACACTTGCTACGATGATTGCATTTTTTTCCTTTTCTGTTATTTCGCGAATCCTTTCTCTTTCTTCTGCATTTACTGCTCCAGAAACAAAAAAGACTTTTCTATCTGTGCCTTTTAATTTCTCTACAAATGCATCATACAAAGGTTTTCCGTGTTTTTGAACAAGATTATAAAGAACAAGAGAATTGCCTTTTTGATCACATGTAAGGTTAACAATAAACCTATTTCTTTTTTCATGAGAAACAATATGATCAATTTCATCCTGGTATTTTAAACCCTTGCACATTCTCCTTTCTTCATCAGGATATTTAAGAACTAAACACTGAATAGTTAATTGTGCCAAAGTCTCCGAATCAATAAGATCCTTTGTTGTAGTGACTCTATAAACAGGACCAAAATTTCCTTCAAGTGTCATTTGATTTGATAAAGCATCATCAATAGTTCCAGTTGTGCCTATCCTAAATCCAGCATTAACTAATCGATTCATAATTGTAGTTAATGACTTAGCTTTAAATGTGTGGGCCTCATCTCCTATTACCATTCCATACGATTGAAACCAAGACTGTGGAAGCTTAATAGCACTTTGCCATGTTGTAATAACTACAGATGCATCAAAACCAACTTTATCTTTCCCTGAATAAATTTTATGTACATCTTCATGAACATCAAAAGAATCATCTTGATATGAATATGATTCAAAATCTTTATACATTTGTTCAACCAATGATGTAGTAGGAACTACAACTAATACCCTTTTATCCATTTCATGGTTTAAATAATGTCTCATCAACATGTAGATAATTAGTGATTTCCCTGATCCAGTTGGAGAAATGAGTATTGCTCTTTTATTTTGTATTCCATGCACAAATGCATCAAACTGATAATCCCTCGGTTTAATTATTTTATCTCCAATACTTATTGTGGATTTACTAATAAACTCTTCTAAATCTCCTTTTTCAAAGAAATTCTTATCTTTCATCGACTCGTCATAAACAAGTTTATATCCACGCTCATGACAAAATTCAGATACGCGTTTCATTAAACCAAATGGAATAGATTGCGATCTGCTATCAAAAAGACGAATCTTGCCATCCCATAATTTATTTCTATAGGCAGGCATAAACTTGTATCCTTCTGCGAAAAAGGTAAAGTACTCTTGTAACTCCATCAATATACCAGAATCATCTGATTTGAGGATAACTTTAGCCTCATCTTTTTTATACGCAGTTATCATTACATTCCAGAAGTAAACTTCTTAAAGTCTAATATATTTTTTACATGTGTATGCCTCCAACGAATATTGCCCATAATTTCTTCAAGCGTATCAATAATTGTTTTCTGATAATCGATTTGTGCTTTTATTTTTACGAGATCCTCATCAGTTGAATAATACATATCCATATCTGACTTCATCGGTTTGGTCATACCATCAAATGGATCGTATTTCCAATTATGGCGATCCATATCGTCCTTGGTCATTTTACCATTGTAATAGAGCCATTTCTTTTTCTTCATTGACTCATATTCTATTTCTTTTTTCTTTAGCATTAGTTTTGCCATCGAAAAAAGTTCTAAATACTTAGCATGTAATTTAGAAGATTTTGTTGTTTCTTCGTCTAAACAAATATCATCAATAACTACATCTTTTTTCCACATTAACAAAATATCATTCAAATCCATAATCTATATTTTTATTTATTCCTACTTAATTATGAGGAATTCGTCATATCTAAATGACACATCTGCCTGAGCATATTCAATATCATTTGCCTGAGCATTAAATTCAACACCACTTAAAGATGTTGGAAACGCATTTTTAAACTGAAATTGTTTATTGACAGTACTATGATTAGTCATAACAGAAAGAATCATATCAGCCGCTTCATATTTTTCTGTATTTTCTTTAAGCCAATTGTAGATCTCAGTGTAGTTTTTCATATCCTCATCAATCGCAAACCTCAAATTTAAAGCACCAAACTGTCTAGTTTCGCTTGATTGAAATGCAATCCCACCTCTAAAATTCATCTGAATTTCTCCTGCAGTTATTTCAGGAATACCAAAACTTGTAATAAAGTATTCAGTATTTGCATATTTTTGCCTGTTAATAGTCAATTTAAAACCTACAGGTGATAAAAGATTAACATTAGTTGTTAGATTATTTTCAGCCATAAATCTATTTATAAAAAAAGGGGCCCCTTCCGAGGCCCCTTTAAAGTTATAGGTTTAAGCTATATTAGCTCTGACCTCCAACGTTGATGTTCTTCACGCGGAATGAGCGGAAGTATGGGTTAGAGTTAGCAGCTCCAATACCGTCAATTGTTCCAGTAATAGGGTTAGCAATAAGACCGTAACGAGTCTTAAAGGCAATCTTAGGTTGGAATGTGTTCTCACCAACAGCGCGAACCATTGTAAGAGGGACATAAGGAGCATAGAACATACCAGCGTCATAAGGAGAAGTTCCCTTATAACCAACAGTAGCATAGTCAGTTGTAGAATAAGGATCAACATAAACCTTAAGCTTACCATTGAGAGTACCGGCAAATGTGTTACCAGCAGCGTCAACAGCAAGTTCACCTTCTCCACCGAACTTAAGTGATCCGGCAGCTGCAAGAGCGGAAGCAACGTTGCTGGAGCAGATAACGTAGTTACCCTTACCGCGACGTGTCTCAATTGCAATTGTGTTGGCTTCCTTCTCGATCTGGAAGATCAAAGACTGGAATTTCTCAACAGCCCATCGGCCATCAGCATCAGCAACAAGGTCAAATGCTTCAGTAGATCCAACACCACCAACTTTACCAGTATTAACGATGCTGCGGATAACCTCACGGTTAATTTCAGCAAGGATCTCACCGGAAAGGATGTTAGCAAGCTCGGACTCAGCATCGAGACCGTGAACAGCCTTAAGATCTTGAGCAAGCTCCATGGTGTATTCAGCCTTAAGTTGACGTGTCTTAGCAGTCACAGTCGACTTTTCAATGGTGAATCCCATTTCAGCGAGTGAACTAGAAGTCTCAGCAGTTCCAGTAGCAATACCAGTACCAGTAGTAATTCCACTTTCAGGAGAATCAAACAATCCTCCAGCATGTGTACCGGTGCCGCCAAAGTCAGTATCAGCCTCATTGAAGAGAGCTTCTGTATCAGCTGTGGTAACTTTACCAGGGTTATTTGCACCGTCAGTAGTGTCGTTATAACGAGCCTTCATTGCGAAAATGAGGCCAGTAGGTCCGGACATTGGCTGAACACCTGCAACATCATAAGCGATGAGGTTAGGCATTGCACGACGAACGAGAGAAATGAGAACTGGATCTGGGTTTGCAACAGAACCGGTGGTAACACTTGTCTCGTTAAGAGCACCGAAAGAAGAAGCGTGTGCTTCCTCGCGAAGAGCGATTTCAGTATTCTCAAGTAATTTGGCTGTAACAGCCTTCTTATAGCTATCAGTGATAGCAGGAGCGTCAGCGTGCTCAAGCACGGGGCCCCACTTTTGGATTTCTTTTTCTGCGTTAAGCATGATTTTGTTTCTTTCTATTTTGTTGTTGTTTGGTTAGGTTATTTAAAACGAGAAAGTGTTGAAACATAGCGTTGCATGTCATTTGACATTTTGCTATTAGCATCAACTTGACCTTCTACAATTGTTTTTACATTTTGTGAATCAGATGATTCGGTGAGTTCTTCTTCTGAAGAATCAGAATCAGAGAAGAATCCTTCTTTAATAGTAGCTACCTTAGCAGCAAATGTTGCTGCATCCTCAAACTTAACTTCTTCAACAAGTGAAGAAAGCTTAGCAGCTTGAGTAGTGGCTAAATCAGAAGATGCTTCAGCAAGAATTTGCACCCGATGAAGTTTTTCAATTTCTTCAGCGAGAACTTTATTTTGTTCTTCAGCATCTGCGAGAGACTCCTTAACAGAAGTAACTTCTTCAGAAAGTTCATCAACAAGATCAACTTTTGAATCAGGTACCTCAATGTAGTGCTCAGTGAACACTCCGTGGAGAGCCTTCATGAAGTTTTCAGTGATTTCAGTGCGAAGCTTGTTATCGACAAACTCTTGGTTCTCTTCGATCCAAGATTCAACCACATAAGAAAGATAATCATCAATCTTAGTGACAAGGGACTCACGAATATATCCAACTTCCTCTTGGAGGTCGTCCTGATATTGTGCTTCGAGAGACTCTTTAATTTCAACAACACGATTTGCAACAGCACCTTCGAACAGAGTAGCAACCTTAGACTTAAAGCCTTCGGTTAATTCCTGCTCAGAGTCAGCAAGGATCTTAAGATCTTCAGCATAGCTTTCAGTCTCAGTTTCCTCGTGCATACCACCGCAAGAA